CGGCTTCTGTCTCGTGAACGGCTAAGGCGAGGGACAATAGCCCCAGAAAAGCGAACGGACCTTGCAGCCACAGGGCGGGGGGAAAGGGGAAACCGCGGGCGGGCTGTCCTACCTGATTGATTTGCAGCAAAACACGCCGTCAGCCGCAAATATCGCCCGATACGCAAAAATCGTGAACGACCGCTACATTGAGCGGGGATTGCTGAAAGTGTCGTCTGACATCGAAAAAATCGCCCTAGCCAAAGATGGCGGCGATGTTGCCCAAAAACTCAATGCGGCGGCGGATTGTTTAGCGGAGGTGGGAAAAGACGCGGTAAAGCGTGAAAACAAAACCTTTGCCGAAACCCTGCAAGACTTAATCGCCGATTTGGATAAGCGGCTTGAAGGTGTGCGGTTCGGATTGCCGACAGGGTTGCCGCAACTCGATGAAGCAATCGATGGGCTGCCTAACGGAAATCTGATTCTTATTGCCGCCCGCCCGTCAATGGGTAAGACGGTATTAGCGGAAAACATTGCCCGCTTTACGCTGAAACAAGGCAAGGCGGTGCATTACCAAAGCTACGAAATGTCATCACTGGAGCTTGCCCGCCGAAGCATGGCGGCGGAATGCAGTATAGACATGAAAAGCCTGAAAACAGGTCGTCTGACCGAGATGGAATACTCGAACATGGGCGGCTACATGATGAAAGCGTCTGACTGGCGGCTTGATGTGAATAGCGACCTGTTGAACGTGGACGAACTTTGCTTCTTGGCAAAGGAAAAGAAAATGACGACGGGGCTTGATTTGTTGGTCGTTGACCATCTGCACATCATGCCGCGACCGGGCAAAGATGAAGTGGCGGAGCTTGGCAACATATCCCGCCGCCTGAAAAACCTTGCCGTCGAACTGAATATCCCTGTTGTGCTGGTTGCCCAGTTGAATAGAGGCAGCGCGAAAGCGGCAGACAAACGCCCGAACATGGCAGACATTCGCGGCAGCGGCAGCGTCGAGCAGGACGCAAACATCATCATCATGCCGCACCGTGAAAGCTACTACAACAACCAAGTCAACCCGCATCTTGCCGAGTTGATTATCGCTAAAAACCGAGATGGCGAAATGGGCAGCGTGGTTTGCGGATGGAAAGGTCAGTTTATGAGATTTGAAAACGAGCCTGATCTGAATTGGACACCGACCGAGCAAGGCAATAAGTGGGGAAATGAATATGAAGTCTGAAACCTGTTACCACTGCGCCCACGCGGATTTCAAAGCCGAATCAGAAAGCACCATGCGCGGGTTTGCGAAGTGCGGTAAGGCGCGAAATACAGAGGAGCGGGCGAAGTATTACTTCGGAGGCTACGAGTGCGACAAAGGTAAATTTGAAGCCGCGCCGGCGGCGACGATGGCAAAGCGAAGTGAAATTTTCGAACAATGGCGAACGAAAGGAAAGTGAAATGAAATTTTTAGCAGCTTACTGGTTGGAATTATTTGTTTTGTCTAGCGTATTGGGCGGTTTGATTGGTTTCTTTTGGGCATCAACCTCCAGTTACACGCTTGATGAGTTTGGCCGGAGGATTGAGCATGACGACTAAAAAATGTAGCAGATGCGGCGAAGAAAAGCCGTTGGAAGAATTTCATAGGGCTGGCTTGGATGCTTATGGGAACAATACATACAAGTCCAGATGCAAAGACTGTTGCAGTATAGAGGGTAGATATTACCGAGAAAAACACAAAGAAGCACTGAAAGAAAAACGCCAAGAATTGCCCGCAAGTAAAAACGTCGATTTGGGTATCTTGATGCGCGAAGCGGCACAAATGGCAAATCAGGCATTCCCACTTTTAAGCCCTGCGTATTGGGATGTGGAAGCAGCCAAAAGGGCGTACGAAGAACTGGGGTTGGTATGGTAGTTTTAAGTTTACCCTACCCCATCAGCAATAACCGATACTGGCGGAAGTTCCGAAACCGTCAAATCGTCAGTAAAGAGGCAGTGGCATACAAGGCGAGGGTTGCCGCCATCGCCGCTGAAAACGGTATCAAGCCGACCGACAAGACGGTAAGCCTGACGGTGCAATTAATCCCAAAGGCGAATAAAGACGGGTCGGCAAGCAAAGTCTGTTTGGATTTGGATAATTGCCTGAAAGTCTGCCTTGACGCGTTGCAGGGCGCGGCGTACGAAAACGACAATCAGGTCGAAGAGATACACGCGAAGCGTTTGAAAACACCGATTGCAGGCGGCGGGCTAGTGGTAAAGGTTGAGGAGTTGGAATGAGTAGAAATGAATTGAGGCAATTGGCGTTGTCGTATCGAAATATTGACTGGCTTTTAAATCTCCGAAGCAGGAGTAAATCAGCACTTAAAAACCGCGCGAAGAGGAAGCGTAAGTGAGCGCAATCAGAAAAGCCGCTAAAGGCGAGCAATGCACACTCAACATCGCTGGTGTGTGCAATTACAACCCCGAAACCGTCGTCTTTTGCCATTTCCCAAGCGAGACGCGCGGGATGGGGTTGAAAAGCGATGATTTGAGCGGCGGCTTTGGGTGTAGTGCCTGCCACGACGTGATAGACGGTCGGTCGCATATCAAGTTGATCCGCGAAGACAAAGAGTTTTATATGCGCCGGTCGCAATTTCGCACGATGCGCCGCCTTGAAGAATTGGGGATTATCAGCGTGAAAGGACGTCTGAAATGAACGAGGCAAAATTCACACTGACACCGCAAAACGCACGGGGCGTCATGCGGTCGATTTGGGACAACCTGAATGGGTGGTTCGAGAATGGCAATCTCGAAATCACGATCCGACCACACAAATTCAAACGGAGCGTCGAGCAGAACCGCCGACTTTGGAAAATCTACGGCGAGTTGGCAGATAAAGCATGGGTCAATGGCCGCCGGTACAGCGCGGAAACGTGGCACCAGTATTGCGCCGGTCTGTTTTGGGGTTTTGACATCAATCCCATGCCCGACGGCACGGAAGTCAAAACACCGATAAGCACGACGACGCTTAATACGGCTGAGATGACGGACTATCAAAACCGCTTGCAATCGTGGGCGGCTGGGGAATTTGGCATAATTTGGGAGTTTTGATGTATAAAAACGTGGAACAAGTCTTACAAGATGTTTATAAAATTCAAGGTGTACGGATGGAGCCGCTGAACAACACGGCTTCGGTCTGTGCTTGGTGCGAAAGCAAAGGCGTGATGGGCGGCGGCGGAGAATTGACGCAAGCCGAAACCCACGCGAACGCCGCGATGATTATCAGCCGTATTGAGCGCATATTGAACCGCTACGAGTTGGCGGCGGTAGAGTGTAAATACAGCAGCGACTTGAGTGGGATTATCGACCTGACGGCATACATCGAAGAGCAAAACAACGGCGTGAATCTGCTGTTATGCGACGCGATTCTATCCAACCTGTTCACGGAGCAGCCGAAAAAAACCGCCATCATGGATAAATACGACGTGTCAAACGGTCATGTTTATCGGCAGTTTGAAAAAGTTGGGAAGATTTTGGCGGGGATTGAAACATCGGCTTATCTGAAACTCTATGACGAGTTTAAACAATGTGGCATAATTTCATAACCCACATTACTACACAAAAAAGGATGAAAAATGAAGAATCTGATTCTTGCTGTTGTTGTCGCTGCTGGCTTGGCTGGTTGCGCTGGTACAAATTTTAATTGGGATAACGCCCGCCAAATCAAAGAGGGTATGAGTGAGCAGCAAGTATTGTCGCTGCTTGGTAAGCCAAACATGACGACATCCACACCAAACGGCTTGATTTATGTATGGTCGTTCGCCAACGGATTTACCGGCTCTGCCCGCTCTGTCTCTGTTGTGATGAAAGATGGTGTTGTTGTTTCTGCGCCATCTATTCCAAACAACTATTAAACGCTTGACATAGCGGAGGAAAATGTTAGAATTATGGTATAGTTTGGAAATAGCTATATAAACCGCCTTTATTGGGCGGTTTTTTGCATTTCGAGATAGCCTGTGATTCAGGCATAGAGATAACAGACCGGGGAGCAGGTGAGACGCGTTTGCCCGCCCTGACGGTCGCCTGCCATGACAGGCTGTAAAGCGGTTCTTGCACATAGCCCCTGCCGTTATCGGTATGGGACTATCCCTTTATTCATGGTGTATTACTCTCCTTTGCCGTCTGCATTCTGATCCAAGATTGGAATCAGGCGGCTTTCTTTTTTCTGTGAGGTTCGATATGAGCGGGAAAGAAAAACGCCCCATCCGGGGGCCGGCGGAGGATAGCCCAAAAAATGCTGGAAAGAATTTGGGAAAAAAACGCGA